ATTAGTAAAACAAATAACAATTAAACACGAAGGCGATGAGTAACTTAATCAATATAGCAATAGCCCACGAGCACTTGGATGATTTTGTCTTTACAAAAATGCCAACAGTTCCACGTATAGGCGAACAGGTTGGATTTTGGCGAGATGATAAACGTACACAATGGATAATTGGAACGATTATAAATATTATTTATGAATGTGATTATGAACGAAAATATGATGATTCTAATTTAGGTGATACGTTTTGTACTATGATAGAATTAACTGTAACAGGATCAATCAATGAGTAAACACCCCACCCCCGAACAAGTATGGCAAATCAAAAAGTACTACGGTCAAGTATCGACCGCAGCACTTGCCAGAAAGATGCGCATTAGTCAACCTTTGGTATGGCAATGGGCGAAGATTGCATTCTCACCACAGAACTCAACACGCAAGTGGAAACACATTATGCAGAATCTTGATTACTTAGAGTTTGAGGAATCGATGGAAACTGAACTGCTCATCGAGTATCAGATTAAAGATGTAATCAAAAACCGTGTTAGCTATCGCAGGGCGTACACATTGCATCGTATGTTCTTTCTTGTGACCATTGACCACAGCTTTAACTTCATTGCAAAGTTTGCTACACCCGTACCGATGAACCGAGTAGAGTACTCACCGTGGCCGACTGGACACGATGTGACTGTTACACCACTTGGCCATTGGGAATGGATGGAGTTGAAGAATGATGTGCACGTGGTAGAGATTCCTACTGATGGTGACTATGTTGGCTTATTTTGGTGCGCAACTAAAGAATTGTCACAACATGAAGCATGAAGAAAGTAAGATACAGCAACGGTGTGTGGAGTGGTTTAGATACTCATTCCCTCGCACACTCATTGCATCATTCCCTAACGGTGTCTACATCGGTGGCACTCCAGTGCAAAGAGCAAGACGCTGGAACCTGTTAAAAGCAGAAGGCGCGATGCCGGGAATGCCTGACCTTATGATTTGCATGAGCAACGGTCCATACCACGCACTGTTTATTGAGATGAAAACCGAAAAGGGAAAGCTTTCTGAAAATCAAAAAATCGTGCATGCAATGCTTATCAACTCCGGGTATTGCGTTAAGGTATGTAGGAGTTTCGATGAATTTAAAAACACAATCACTAAATATTTAGAGCAATGAGCAAGACCAAAGAAAAGTATATGAACGCTATGATGTTTGCGTGTGGTCAACCTGAATTCCATTCCCGTGAATTTGCAAGGCAATTCAAGATTAGTCACAATGTAATCACGGCTATGAATGAGTTAGGACTGATTCAAAAGGTGGCAAATGGTAAGTACTGTTGGGTGATTAGACGCGAGCCGTTAGCATCCGATGTGTTAGCTATCCGCAAGCGTTTGGCAGCATATAACACCACAGCAAGACAAAGCAATGGGCAGCTAAAGATAGCACCGCTTAAGCGCACTGAACGCCCACATCCAGCACCACAAGTTGAATCTGATGTAAGACCAACAGAATACCCCATACTCGATGTGGCAATAGCCTTCCTTGGCGGGATGGTAGTGGCAGCATTCTTCACTTTAATTTGGAAGTAAGTATAGTTTGACTATATTTGCAACGCGTACCCTTATGAAAAACATTTTAAATCCCATCTTCACTGCATTGCCATAGCCATTCGGCTGAGGGTACGCCTTTGCATGTGGAGGTGGGTATTTACTTTCTATGAAAGACCCGGCTTTTCTTTTTTATTCGTCAGATTTTTTGACGGGTACAATGCTGCTTAACATGGAGCAGAAAGGTAAATACATCACGTTGCTATGCCTTCAACATAACAAGGGCAAGCTAACTGAAAAAGATATGTTAAGCATATGTGGTTCATATGATGCTGATGTGTTTGCCAAATTTACGAAAGATGAAGAAGGTTGTTTTTTTAATGAGCGTTTAAGCCTTGAGGTTCAGAAGCGTAAGGCATATTCAGAAAGCAGAAGAAACAATCGAATTAAAAAAGATGTGTCGAACATATCTAAAACATATGTTACACATATGGAAAATGAAAATATAAATGAAAATATAAATGAAGTTATAGTTGAAGATGCAAATGAAAAAAAGACTACGCGCAAAAAGTTTGTGAAGCCACATGAGAATGATGTCTACAATCTGATGGGAGAACTAAATGCAGCAGGTAGAAATTTCATGAGCGAAGTGCAGTTAGTTAATTTCGCCCGCACCTTTATGGATCACTACGAAGCCAATGGATGGATAGTAGGTAAGACATCAATGAAGGATTGGCAAAGCACAGTTAAGAACTGGATGCGCCGGGAATGGGATAAAATTAAAAATCAAAAACCAAAAAACATAATTCAAAATGAAAGAGAAAAACGAGCTAGCGACCTTGAAAAGTTACGCCAACAATACAGAAGTAGCATTGCAACAAATTTTAACGTCGAAGACATCCCCAGCACTGAGTGAACTTAAAAGACACAAAGGAGAAAAGGTTGCCTTAGAAGTTTTAGTTGCTTTGATGGATGAGTGCCAGCAATATTTTAACTTGCAACAACCAATGAATGCACAGCAGTTATTGCTTACAGCTGAGTTAATCATGGAAGAGTATTACTACCTACGCATTGAAGAATTGCGTGTGTGCTTCCGAATGGCAATGAAAGGTGAATTTGGCCCCGTGTACAATCGCATTGATGGGCAAGTGTTCTTTGAATGGATTATTAAGTACATGCCCAAGCGTCAACTTATCACTGATCGCATGAAGCAAGAGCAACAAAGCAACAACAACATCTACGAAATGTTCCAACACCCGCAGGTGCAAGAAGCTATTCAACAGGCAGCGGATAAATTGAAGATAGAAGAAGCCCCGGCACAAGAAGCAAAGCGCAGCACACCATCACGATTTGAAAAGATGCTGATGGATGAGTACGATGAACTGCCTACATGGGACAATGATATGCGCTTCCGCGTGTACAACAACAAGCCTTACCAGTTCACCGAGTTCAGGAAGGAACGCTACCGCGAATTGATTGAACAACAAAATGAATACTAATGCTGCAATATCTCGACACTAAAGGCATATTGCACGATGTGTATTTCAAGTGTACCGATTGTGGATGCAGAAACTTTGAACGGCCACACTACGTACGCGATGGATTGACTTTTATCGAAGGCTATTTTCAATGCTGTCAATGTTGGGCAGAGTTTAGTTATTACGAAGAAGCTTTCACGCTTGTGCAATCGCAACTAAAATTATTTGATACATGAATCAATACGATATCGCAAAAGAGAATCAACTTCTCCGTAAATTATTTATCTTAGCGGCAAAGCGTAGTATGCGCCCATCAATGGCAGACAACCAAGCGATGTGGTTAATACTTGCGGAACTTTACCAACTGACAGATAATGAACTCTACAAACTATGACCGTAGCCGAACTGCTCACTGCTCTTAACGAGTACGATGATGATGTTGAAGTAATGGTAGGTTACTTAAACGGAAGCACGATAATGGGCACGGACTTTACGCTACTGGAATCAGTTGATCAAGATACGCGGCAACCAATGGTGTTGCTAATGACCGAGGAATACATGCACATATTTAATTAATACAACAATGAGTAACTACACACACAAACCCGGCACAGGAGTGCTATTTAAAAACGACAAAAAGACTTCAGCAAATCAACCTGATATGACAGGTGCAGGTGCAGATGAATCAGGAAATCAAATACGCATTGCTGCATGGACTAAAGAAGGTAAGAATGGTGTTAAGTACCTATCTTGGAAAATCAGTCCGATGCAAGACTTAAATACAAATAATGAACCTGAGCGCGGGAATGATTTGCCGTTCTAATGATTGAGTATCTACCGAAACAGAATGAAGCATTGCGCGTGCTGGGTAACTCACACCCGGCACGTGTGGTGCTATTCGGAGGGGCAGCAGGTGGATCAAAAAGTTTTATCGGTTGTGCATGGCAGATAAGCCGCAGGTTTAAATATCCAGGCACGCGTGGGCTAATCGGTCGTAGCAAACTTGACACGCTAAAAAAGACAACGCTAAAGACATTCTTTGAGGTTGCACACATGTTAGGCTTAGCACCTAATGAACATTACACGCTGAACAACCAAACCAACATTATTACCTTCAGTAATGGTAGCGAGATTATTTTAAAAGACCTGTTCGCATATCCATCAGATGCGGAGTTCCATAGTTTAGGCGGGTTAGAATTAACAGATGCCTACGTAGACGAGTCGGCACAAGTTAGCAAGCGTGCTATTGACATCCTTCAGTCGCGTATTCGATTTAAGCTAAACCAGTATGACCTTAAACCAAAGATGCTGCTCACATGCAATCCTTCAAAAGGATGGCTTTATAACGAATTCTATGCCCCATACAAGGCGGAAACACTTGCGCCACATCTTGCGTTCATACAATCATTGCCAAATGACAATCC